CTTCGGCACCGAATCACGATCCAAAACCGCACGCAATCGAGCGACGGCATGGGCGGTGTCACCGAATCGTGGTCTACATTCGCGACAGTTTGGGCGAGCATTGATCCTATGAAAGCGGGCGAGGTCTTTTGGGCTCGCCACATCGAATCGAGAGTCACGCATAAGGTAATGATTCGATACTTAAACGGCCTCACGACTTCCATGCGATTCACATTTGGCGGCAGGACCTTCCAGATCAAAGGCATCCGAAACTTGGAAGAACGTCGGCAATGGATGGAGATCGTCGCCGAGGAAGGCGTTCCAGCGTGATTAAGGCGACCTTTTCAAAAAAAGGATCGGCTTCTGTTAGCGTGTCCATTGAGAATGCTCAAAAGCGCATTTCGGCCGACGTCGTGAAGAACTTGAAGCTCGCGACGCTGAAAGTTCACGAAAACGCCGTTCGCGGCCTGTCCAAACGCAGCGAGGGCGAGCGGCAAGTGCGTTACAATCCGCGCCGTGAAGTGGTCGCGTCTCGGCCAGGTGATCCGCCGAACATCGACACTCGGCGTTTTTTGTCGTCGGTAAAGTTCGAGTTTTTCGAGAAGGAAGGGCAGGGTTTCGTTGGCACAAATGACGTTCGCGGACCTTGGTTTGAGTTCGGTACAAAGAACATGAAACCGAGGCCTTGGCTTCGTCCAGCGTGGAATCAATCACTCGAATTCATCCGAAAGCTGTTCAAGGAAATGGGCAAAAAATGAGCGTTTATTCGGCCCTGCAAACTGCGATTTTCACTCGGCTCAACAATGATGCGACGCTCGCAGGGTATGGCGTGAACGTCGCGGACGTGACTTCAGACAACCGTGCCTATCCGCTGGTACAGATCGGCGAGGACGAGTTTCAGGACTTCTCAAGCCATACTTTCGACGGGTTCGACATTCGGATTCGCATTCACACTTGGACGCAGGCGCATGGGATGAAAACATGCAAACAGATTCAGGATCGCATCTATGCTCTGATGCATGAATGGAATCCTGAGATTGTCGGACAGAAAAGAGTGTCATTGCGGTTGACTTTGAGTCGTGCCAACCTTGACCCCGATGGCCGGACGATACATGGGATCGACGAGTTTCAACTTTTGTTAGGAGGCTAACCAAATGGCAGCTAAAGGCGGCAAAGATTTTCTCTTGAAGGTCGAAACATCGACCGATGTGTTTCAAACAGTTGGCGGTTTGCGCGCTACCAGCTTCACAAAGAACGCTGAAGCGATCGATGCGACAAACCATGGCTCAAACCAGAATCGCGAAATTCTGAATTTCGCTGGCATCAAGTCCATGTCGATTTCGGGTTCCGGCATCTTCACCGATGACGCGAACCTTGCGACGATCGAAGATGCGCACGACAGCCAGGAGCTTAAGCGTTTCCAAGTCGTCGATGCCGATGACGGACGAACGTACACAGCTTACTTCAAAATCACCACGTTCGAGCGATCCGGTGACTACAACAACGAACAAAGTTACTCGATCTCGCTTGAGTCGAGCGGCGCTGTGACTGTCAGCTAAGTGAATTTTTGAAATTTAACGGAGGTTTTCAAATGAAAATGTTGATCGGTCTTTTGATGATGGCGGTTGTTTCTTTGTTCACGGCGACGGCTAATGCGGCGCCCACGACGTTGACGGTGCAGGAATTGAGCGAGACGCCTTGGACGCAAGCTTTGACTGCGGTCGATACCGCAAATGGAAACCGCGTTCTGAACCCAAATGGCGACGTTTTTTTGATCCTGTCGAACCCAACTGGCAGCGGCGGCTCGGCGACTGTGACGTTCACGGCTCAAACGACCAGCGTCGAATTCCCAGGTTACGGCCCTGTGACGAAATCAAACCTTGCGGTTTCACTTTCGGACGGCGATACCAAACTCGTTGGGCCGTTTTCAAAACGCAGCTGGAATGACGGCTCTGGCTACTTGGTGTTTGCGACGACTGGTGCGGTTTCCGCATCGGTGACTGTCAAAGCACTGAGGCTCAAGCAAAGCTTGCTGCGGTAAAGAGGGAATCATGGGAGTTCATCTGCTCGGTGAGTTGACTGTCGAAATCGCCGGAAAGTCTGTCACCCTCGTTCCAACGAACAAATCGTTGGTCTTGATGGAACAGTTGACCGGCAAAAGCTTGTCGGAATTGGTCCAGAATTTCTTGCGCGTTCACACGTCGTTTGCGGATGCCGCAGCGATCTTGCGTGCGGGAATGTACGGCGCCAACGGAAACAAGTTGGATGGCGTTCCGAGCTTAGATGAATGCGCGGACATGGTGATGCAAAAGGGTTTGGCGAACATCACGCCTGCCCTTTCGCAATTCGTTTCGTCGGCCTATGTTGGGAAGCCGATTGATGAGCTGACGAAACTTCGTGAGGCTAAAAAGGCTGGGCCGGAAAAGCAGGACGCCGAGGGAAACGCGAAGGCGGGGACGGAAGTAGCGTCCCCGAGTTGATGCGATGGGAAGTTCAGTTAGAACTTTGGTGTCACGTCTTTAACCAACCGGCCGTTGATTTCTGGACTGCAACACCATTTGAGTTCTGGGCGCTGTATGAAAAGATTTTGAGGCAATATAGGGCGAAGGCGCCCATGAGCCGATCGAAACTGAAGGCGCTGATGGAGAAATTTCCCGATGGCGACGACATTAGAAGAACTGGTCGTAAAACTTGAGGCCGACAACAAAGCCTTCATCGCGCAGATGCAGCAAGGCCAAAAGGCCGTCACCGATTCTTTAGGGAAAATCGAAACCGCGATCAAGGAAACCAGCGAGCAGGGCCAAAAAGACACTTCGGCCCTGCAAGGTGCGTTTGCGACCATGGCTGGTTTTATTGGCGGTCAAGCGGTCATCGGGGCATTTAACTTCGTCAAAGAATCCGCCGCCGCATTATTTGAATCGCTGGTCATTGGCGGCGTCGAGGCCTCGAGCGAATCAATCAATGCGTTCAACAAGCTTCAGGTGGCGCTCGCGCAAACCGGACAGCTGACCGGAACTGTCGCACAGGACTTCGCCGCTTACGCGGGCGAGATCCAGAAAACGACAAAGTTCGGCGACGACGCCGTGATCTCTGCCGGTGCGTTGATTCAACAGCTTGGCCGTCTTGATGCCGAAGGCCTTCAGCGTGCAACGCAAGCCTCGGTTGACCTCGCTGCGGCACTTGGAATCGACTTGGAAACTGCCGCCCAAATGGTCGGCAAAGCCGCTGCCGGAAACACGCAGACGTTTGGGCGATTGGGAATTGAGATCGAAAAAGGTTCGACGAAGGCCGAGACTTTCTCGAACACTCTCCGTGCCCTTGAGCGGTTTCAGGGTTCAGCTGTCGCGCAGTCGCAGACCTATTCGGGATCCGTCGTGAAGCTCGGAAACGCTTACGAGGACCTCCAGAAACAGGTCGGGTTTTCTATTACGCAAAACGTCGCCGTGGTGGACGTGATCGGTGCAGTCACCAAGCAGTTGTTTGGCGCCGCGGATGGCGCTGCGGAAAACCAGCAGGCGCTTCGGGAAATGGTCGCGCAAGGGATCGTTGTCGCAATCGATGCGGTCACGGCGTTTATCGCGGGAATCGACACGATGGGACGATTCGTGAAAGGCACCGTTGATGCCGTAGGTGCCTATTTCTTTGGCATGGCGACCGCGATTGCCTATCCGTTGAACCTTCTCGGAATCATCAGCGATGAGACGTTCACGGCTCTGAAGGATTCTGCAGTCGATGCCGCAACATCAGTTACAGAAGCATTTACCCGCGAAACCGCACTCGAACAAATCGGCGTGAAGATGGCCGAGATCGGGCAAGTTGCCGAAGCTGGTCTTGAGAAAGTCCGATCTGGCGCAATCGCGACGGTTGAACCGGTAAACCAAACGACTGTCGCGGTGGCGGAACTGTCGGCGGAAACGCAACGTCTCGTCGATGAGGGCCAGAAACTTGCCGAAACCTACGTTGCGCAGAGTGCGAATGCCGCGGCGCTAGCTGAGGAACAGGTCCGTCAAGCGGAGCTTGTTCGCGATGCAAAGCTTGCGGCGATCCGCGCCGAGGCAGATGGAAACATGATGTCGGTCGATTCCCTGTATGAGCGGCGCCAAGCAGAGCTCGCAGTCGAACAGGAATTTGCGGCCGCAAAAATGGAAGCTTTGGTTATGCAGCAAGATGGCGAACTTGCAGCGGTCCAAACAGCTTACGAAAATCAGAAGATTGAAAAGGAAGCTTACGAAGCTGCAAAACTAGGCATCGAACAAAAGTATCGCCAACAGGCCACAAAGCTTGCGCTTGATGAAGTGAAGTTCAAACAGCAAATGATGGATCAAGAGGTCAAAGACCGACAGTCACAGATTCAGACTTTGAGCGCGCTTCAGAACTCGCAAAACGAGTATTCCAAAACAGTCGGCAAGGCGTTCGCTGTGGCGAATACGATCATCAAAACCCAAGAGGGCGCACAGGCGGCCTACGCAGCTTTGGCAGGTATTCCGTTGATCGGTCCAGGACTCGGTGCCGCTGCCGCGGCGGCAGTGATTGCTGACGGAGCATCACGGATCGCGACGATTCGTGGCGCTCAGACTGGTATCACCGAGGTTCCAGGTATCGGCACGCGCGACTCATTCGGTCCTGTCGCATTGGCGCCAGGTGAGCGCGTCGTTGACGGCCCGACCAACCAAGACCTTAAGGCTGCGATCGCAAGGATTCTCTCAAATGAAGTTGGCGGCGGTGGGCAAATGGAAGTTGTGATTTCGCTGAAGGACGGGTTGATGGATTTCATCGAAACACAACTCGTCCAACGTCGATCGCTTGGAGTAGGGCAGGGCGCATGAGCCGAATTTCATTTTTTGAAAAGAACAAATGCGATTTCAGCGATTCAAACGTGACCGCGACCGCAAGCCAAGGTGCGGCTTACGCGATTCGCGCATTGAATCGGTCGAACATGAACGCTTGGATCACGACCGGAAGCGAAGATGCCGACAATACGACGTTCACGGTGACATTGGCCGATCCTCGCAAAGTCTCAAAAATCTTTCTTCTGAAACACAATTTCAAAAACTACGTTGTGGAATATCACAACGGCACGACATGGGCCGCCTTTTCGCCAGCGATTTCGGAAACCAACGACACGAAGGACAGCTCAGTTTTCGATGTGACTGAGGTCGAGGCGCATGGATTCCGCATCACGATTTACGGCACGCAGATTCCGGACAGTGAGAAATTCCTTTATCAGTTCATTGCGACACGTCCGATCGGTATCCTCGGCCAACAGCCGAAGATCGCAAACTTCGTTCGATCGCGAAACGCATCAGTGACGCGGATGATTTCCGGAAAATATTCGGTGCGGGAGAATGTGGGCAATGTGCAGTTCGATCTCGATCCGGCCGTATGGTACGACGCTGGAGATTTGACTATCATCGAGCAGCTTTATCGCCAGTACGAAGGATTTCTCGTGTGGCTTTGCGGCGGGGATGAATCTCAGTTCGGCCAAGAACGTGAAGGATACCGGATAGAGGACATTTACCTGATGAAGTGCCGAAACGAAATCCAGCCCGACTGGAATCAAGGTCTGTTCGGCGCTGGGTTGAAGTTCAAAGTGCAGCTTGCCGAGGTCGTGGACTGATGGGACGTGTCGCGGTTTACATCACGCCGTTTCACTCAAACGGCACCTACGGCGATGAGGTCGAGGTCACAAACGATGTGATTTCGGTTGGCAAAATCGACGTTGATACCGACTCGAGCGAGTACCAAATCGGCCTTTTTCGCGTTGCAAACGTGAAGCTTGATTTGGCGAATCAATCCGGCCGCTATTCTGACGTGGGCGCGCCCAACTCAATTTTCAAAACAAAGCGCAAGGACTCTTTGGTTCGCGTGACTTGGATTGAAGCGCCTGAGCTTCCTTATTGCGGAACCGCGATTTGCGGAGAGGCCGTGCTATGTGAAGAACGCACTTTGTTTGAGGGCCTATTGAATGACGATGCCTTCGTCATCGATGCGCAAAACGACAGGGCGAGTTTTGTGGTGTTGGGATTCCAGTCTCTTTTTGAAAGCACAGAGGTTCCATTTGAAATCCTTGATGTTGCCGACACCATGTCGGACATCATTTTTGCGATCTTAGATCAGGGCGAAATCACTGGTTTGCTCACACTCGATGCTGACAATATCGATTTGGACGTGGACCAAGTGCCAGACAACATCGATGAGCTTGAAACTTTGAGCGTCAAAGAGGCGCTTGATCGACTCTTGCTTTTGTCAAACTCGGTTCTTTATATCGAGAATCGAACGATCTATATTAAGCCACGCGATCCGTCAGCGTCGGTCGAGTTCACGTTTTATGGGCAGGCATCGACAGAAGGTGCGGAAAACATCGTCGATTTGACGAACTACAACAACGGCCGCCAAAGGGTTTTCAACTGCTTTAAATGGTCCGACACTCTGATTCGGTCGCAGGATGGCCCGAGTATTCGGCTCAATGGATTTCGTAAGCGCGTGATCGATTCGGATGTTTTCACGAATTCCACGAAGCAGCTAAACGTGCTGAATGCGCTACTTGCGGAGTTTGTGAACCCAAAACAGGAACTCCAAATCACCACACTTTTGACCGAGCGAACCGTCGTTTTGGAACTTCTTGACCGCGTTGCGATCGACTATCCGGTGCAGCTTGTGCCGTATCCTGGCACCGAGCTTCCGATCTGTGGTGTCGCAATCTGCGGCGAGGCTGTGCTGCCAAAAGGTCTTTGGAACATCAAATTTGAAACATCGACGAACTTCAAGATTTTGAAAAAGTCGATCGATCCGATCCGAAGCTTGGTCACTTTCAAACTGAGGGAGGTCTAAATGTCGTTGCCGATCACCACACGACAAAACGGCCAGGTTATCGATGAAACATGGTTCAACATCATCAACTCTGAACTCGTCGCAATCGATGAAATCATTGATCTTTTGCGGACCAATTCGATCATTCCGTTTGAGATTCAGGGCCACTATTCGGCCGAGTCATCTTTTGAGGGCCTGATGTACTATAGACTTCCGGAAGCGATCACCATTCAAAGTGCTGTGTTGGTAGCAATTTCGGCTGGCGCATCCGGATCAATTCAAGCTGACGTGAAATTCAAGCGCGGCGCTGGTGCGTGGACTTCACTTTTTACCACTAAACCAGCGGTTCCGCATTCCGCCGGTGATCTTGCGAACTCCGCGACTGGCACTGGCGCGACGGCGGCGGTACTAGATTCAGGAGTGACGGAACTTGAGGCGGGCGACTATTTGCGGTTTGATTTGACCGCTGTGCAAACAAACGGCGTCGGGCTTTTGCTTGCGCTGGGATTCAAGAAAACAGGGACGTGACGAATGCCAAGCCGAACCTTACGGAAGTTGTTTTTGAGCTCCTACACCGACAGCGGTTCATTCGTTGTCCCATCGCGCTGCTATGAGCTGTTCATCGAAGGATGCGGCAATGGCGGCAACGGCGGATCGGGCGGCGGCGGCAATACGACCAATGACCGCGGCGGATCGGGCGGCGGCGGAGGCGGCGCTGCTCCTGTATTCTCAACGCGAGTCGTCGTCACACCAGGCGAGACGCTGACTATCACCATGACGACAAACTCGGCAGTTCCGAGCGGCGGAGCGGCCAACACCAACGGATCAGCTGGAGCGGATGGCAATGAGGTCACAGTATCAGGTTCATTCGGCACGCTTCGCTTTCCAGGCGGCAAAGGCGGCGGCGCTGGAACGTCGCAGGATGCCACAGGCTATGCGGGCGGCGCGGGCGGCGGCGGGCAATCAACATTCGGCGTTGGAGCAAGCGGCGGCGCTGGTGGGCTCGGTGGCTCGTCCACAGGCGCGGGCGCGAACGGTGTGAACGGATTCAAAGGATCGGGCGGGACCGGCGGGCCCAAGCCATCCGGCGGTGGCAACACATTGACTGGTGGCGGCGGAGGCGGTGGCGGGGCAGCGATTGGAAATGGCGGAAACGGCGGAACCGGCGGGCAGCTCTACAACGGCGAAGCTGGTGCGAATGCTGCCGATGGAACAGGCGGCGGAGGCGGCGGGGGCGGGGGCGGTGATGGCCGAGATGCGGGCGGAACTGGCGGGGCAGGCGGACGAGGCGGGAAAGGTCGCGTCAATATTTTCTATGAGGCGGTGAACGTATGAGTTTCAGCGACATTCCTGTTCGTGAAAACGGCCCGCAAATTGATGCCTCGTGGTTCAACTCTTTGCGGACGGCTGGGATCGCGATCGAATCGTTTCTCGGATCGGTCACTGGCCTTACGACATTCACGATCGCGAACAATCAGAGTGCTGCGGCGAACGTCACAGGCCTCGCGTTTGACGGCGCGTCGGTCAAGGTGGCGATCATTGATTTCAGGATCCGCCGAAACACCATTTCTTCCGGTGCTCAAGAGCGCGTGCAGGCAGGAACGATGCTCGCCGTTTACAAGCAAACGGCTGGCACTTGGTCTTTGACCGCACTTTCTCAAGCTGGCGATGATGCTGGCGTTGAGTTCAGCATCACGTCCGGCGGGCAAGTTCAGTACACTTCGGACAATCAGTCCGGAACGCCTGATGAATCCATTATGAAGTACACTGTGAGGACCATTGCATGAGCAACGTCTTGAAAGCTTTGGCAGCGACGATTCTGGCTTTGACTGTTTTGATGACGGCGTCCCCGCCGGTCGATGCTCAGACAAGCCCAGGTTTTTTTCCAAATCCAGTTCAGTTCAAAAGCACGGTGACAGTCGGCGAAAAATCAACCGCCGCAGCATCGGCAGTTTTGGATGTGCGATCGACGACGAAGGGCGCGCTTTTCCCGCGCATGACATCGACACAAAGGGATGCCATCAATTCGCCCGCGACAGGACTGGTCATTTACAACACCACAACGCAAAAGCTGAATTGGTACGATGGGGACAGTTGGGAGGAAGCAGGCGGAGCAGCGTTCGACTATGCGACTCTCAACGCGCTGACGGCCGAAACGACGCCAACGACGAGTGATCTATTTTTGATTGGCGATGCCGGAAGCTCGACGAACAAAAAGATCACAGGCGGGAATTTCTTCAACCTCGTTCCGTCGATGTCGAGCCTTGGCACAGTCGCGGTTGATGATGTTTTGCCGATCTATGATACGAGCGGCAGCGCCTCGTTTAAGGTCGAAGTCGATGATTTGTTGGCGGCCAACTCGCCGAAATGGTCGGTCTATTTTAACGGCACGTTCAATAGCAACAGCGGTTCATGGACAGAAGCATCTATGAACAGCGTTTCAGATAGCCAGAATCGAAACGTGACATTTTCCAGCAACCGCATCACGCCGCTTCAAGCTGGCAACTACTTCATGTATTTTGAGGCTTGGAAATACGACTCGACGGACACAGCTGTTTTGGGCTGTCGCATTGGCAAAAACGGCTCTACAATCTCAGAGCAATTTGCATGGGAAGCGCAGAGCGGAACCAAGGATTCCGGCGTTAACTGTGCATCAATCATTAGTGTCAACGGAACGACCGACTATTTGAGTGTCTTTGTATATCAAGACACTGGCATCGCGCGGACATGGGAAGGCACGCGAACAGTGTTTTCCGGATGGAGGATTTGGTAATGCGTTGGATTTTTCTCGTCGCAATTCTTTTCCCTTCAATCGCCTTTGCTGAAGTGTTCACGCATCACGGCTTCAAGGAAGGAAATGAAGGAATCTCCTAT